TAAATAGATAATAAATTAATTTATTAATAATTTATTGTTTATTTAGTTTCTTTCATATCTTCTGTTTCCACAGCAGGGGTTATAGTTCCTTCCTGTTGTTTTTTGTATTGATTAACCCCATTAACGAGTTCTAATGTAATCATTTTGATAAATTCGTGAGTTGCATCAACCTTTTCATTCAAATCCTTAACGGTTATATGTAATTCATTATTAACACACGAAGATTTGAGAGTATATCGTTTAATAATCTTATAAGCAATAAAACAAGCAGAAGTGAAAACTGTAGTTAAAAGACCATTTAATACAGAAGTATCCATTTTATAGTTGTATATGTATAGAATAGATATAGAAAAAAAAATTACAACTTATATATCAATAACTAAATATTTTTTTTGATTATTGAATATAAGCACTTTGTTCTTTTAGAGCACCAAACATAGGACTTGATATGACATAATAAGGATAAGTTGATGTATCAGTAGCACCACCGATAATAGTGAATTTACCTGCGGAAACAGCACTAACATAAGCACTACCAGCATTCGCACCAACACGAGCATTTGGAAGACCTAACATAACGAATGATGTTGATTGAATACGACAATCACTTACATCTACAGCGACAGCATTATTAGCGACGACCGAACCTGATAAAAAGACTAATCTTTGTTCTGCTTGAGACATTATTGAAATACTATATTATATGAAAAGAAAATAATATATTATAATTTATCCTTAATAGTTAAAAAATGTTTATACCTTGGGTTTTCATTCCAATAAGTATAGTAATCGTAATTATAACTTCTTATATATCTTGTATAATAGAACCCCCTAAAAGGAATGTATATAGTCATTTATGATATTTTTATTATAAATGAATATAATTATTTTTTATTTACATTTTAAGATGTTTCTTCATACGACCACCAGACATAGCACCGCCCGAAGCACCTTCGCCCATCATTTCGCCACCTGATAAAGCACCGCCAGACATAGCACCGCCCGAAGCACCTAAGCCTAAACGACCCATAATAGCTTTTTCAGCAACTTTACCTGCTATTGGTAATAATTGTTGTCCTAAAGCTGAACCGATACTCTTTAAAGTATCTAAAAAGCCTGAACCAACTAATCTCTTAACATCACCACGAGTATATGGTTGATATTGTGATGCACTTAAGACATCTTGCTTTGTTAATAAAGCAGTGAAAACAGATGAAGCACCCCGTTCGCAGACGAATACACCTGAATTCATAGTAATCATACATACTTCACAAGCATCTAAACTGACATCACTGTTATTAACAACTTCTAATTGAACTTGTAATGAAAATGAACCAATTGAGCCTGAAGCATAATATTCATCTACTAATTGAATATCTTTACCAAAATCTAATACAACTAAAGAACCAGAAGTATAGATACGGTGTGAAGCTAAAGTAGCAGGGTTAGCAGGATTACGATTTGCTTGACCCCTGAATTCACTCCAGTTTTGATTTGAGCCGTTTTCACGAGCATAACGGTATAAATCTTGTTGAGTAGCACTTGATAAAATACCTGAATTGTTGTTCCAATTGACAATACAACGATTAACTTGTAAGAAAGTTTCGGTATCGTCCCATAATTGAGAAGCCATAGGCTTACGAACCATAATAATTAATTTATCGGGAACTTGATTTAATTGTAAGGTTTGAGTAGTAATTGAAGCAGATGCACCTGAAGGGATTGAGCTTGTATATTGTGTAATATAACGAGGTAATTCGTAATATGGAACAACATTACGAGGGCTTGTTAAAGCTTGTGAAGCGTGAGGTGTTAAAAAGTTGAAGATTAATGTTGGTTCGTTAAAAGCAACTAAATTAACAGCATAAGAAGCACCGTTATATTGTTGTGAAGCAGTAATATCTTTAGCAGTTCTCCAGAAGCGTTTAGTATCACCAATATTCATAACAAAGTTTAAGTTTTGAATACCGTAGAAACCTTGCTTATGAGTAGGGTCTGCGAATAACCAAGGGCTCATTAATAAAGGTTCGGTAAAAGTAGCCTTAATAACAACTGTCTTTTGTGAAGCACCATCACCTAAAGTATTACCAGTAATATCGTCTAATGCTAAAGAACCACGAGGAACTAAGTCATTATCACCGATATTAACCCAACTACCTAATGGATTGTTGATAGCACCAACAGCATCAGCATAACTCTTATAAGTATCAAAAGCAGTAGCAGTTAAACCGTTATATGCTTGTAATTCTCTTTGGTCGTTCATACGAACAATCGCAGGTAAGACATCACGAATGTTAATTGAGGTAGAATTGTTATTGATAGTTGCTTGGACTGTTGAAAATAATTGATGTAATGGGAATGCACCGAAAGCTTCAGTTAAACCGTAATTGACAAGGTATTCACCTAATTTAGGTGTTCCTACAACTTGAAATTCTAATTGACTTCTTAACATACAACGACGGTCAATAATAACTTGTTCGCTTGGAACTTGAATGTTAAAAGTTAATTGACTTGTTGAGTTTGAGATAGCCCGAAAGCTCGCACTTGTCATATTTTGAGCTCCTTTATGGACGGCATATTTGATTTCACTTGAGACAGCTAAGCGGTCATCTAAAACGAGGACTTTTTGAATATCAGCGGAAGACATATTTTTAACTCTATACTATAACTTAAGAAATAATTTTCGGTTAAACCTACTTTACAATAAAATATAAGAATACGACCTTTTATATTTTATTAATGTTAAATTATTGACTATCTAATTCCATATTGTTAAAGTCCTTGCGTCTAAACAACAACTTAATAGAAGCATTACAACTTGAAGCAAGGAAGAACGGATTGCTATTGCCGAACTTATCTACCCAAAATACATTAATTTCTACAGCAGATATAGGATTGTTTCCAAATAAGTCTATGAAACGATATTCACTTTGAGGTATGTAAGCAATATAAGGTTTATATAAAACACCACCGTCGTCGGTCTGTTGTTGAAAATCCGTAATGTTTAATGTTATGTTTGCGTTATTACCACTTTGAGTTTGTGATGTATCACTATTATAGACTAAAGGCTTACCTGTTAATGATGGACTAATAGGTAAAAGACTACTTGTAAATTGTATCTTATCTATTGGCGACCATAATGATAAAACACTATACTCTTGGAACATTTGAAGACCATTATATAAAAAGGTTGGCGGACTTGCGTTATTGTTGTGTAAGTAGTAGTTAGTATTATTGATGTTCTTAATGATAATTTCAAAGTTCTTACCGTTAGTTATACTTGAACTTTCACCGTAGTATCTTGCTTGAAAACTTGAGATTAAGTTAAACATAGGTGAATTACACCATATCTTAACCTTGTGTATTCCTGCAGCGTCGCCATACACACTTTCACGAGCAACTAACGACATTCTTTTAGTATTTTGGTCTAACAAAAAGAAAGGGAATGATAGATAGTTAGTAATACCTGAACCTGTAGCAGTTAGAACAACACTGTTTAATGATGTTATACAAGCTTGTAATGCGACATTCATTAAATCTACGAAATGCTGAAAGTTATAACCATAATAATAAGGTGATGATTGACTTTCTAATACTGTTGGTGTAGGAGGTGAAGTAGCAGTTAGGTTTTCAGGCGACCAAGTAATATATTGTTGAAACTCATAATTAACAAAATTGACGGGACTTAAGTATGACATAGTAAAACTATATATCGTCTTATTAGCGTCCATTTGGTTTAATTGTATTTGCGGAACATAAGCAGGTAAAGTATATGATGTTTCTAACTTAAAACGGACAACACTTACGAAATAGTCTTCAGGGTTTAATATGATAGGGCTATTACGAATTTCGTTAAAGTTTATCTTTACAGGGGCTTTAGTTCCAGTAGTGTCATTATTCACTATATTTAAGTCATAATATATATGGCTCGGTTCTTGACTTAATGGATTTGCGAATTGGTATGATAAATGATTTGACATATTTAGTTATATATTATTACTATATAAAAAAAAATATTTATTTACAATAT